TACTCATAGCAGCGGCAGCAGCGTTCATACTTGTCGTTACCGTCGCTACGAACTGCGTTCCCCAACTTGCGGCAATCGTATTAAGCTCAGCCGACATACCGCTTACGCTGGCAACAACTTGGCTAACCGAACTAGTTACGACGTTTACCCAACCCTCGACAGCAAGCTGTGCAGCGGTGAGCTGCGCCGTGATGCCATTAGTCAAGGACTGGAACGAAGCCAACACCTGAGTGGTGAGACTCAGGAAAGCATTCGCAATATCAGTTGACAAACTAGTAAACGTTGCCGTTGCCGACGTATTGAACTGCTGCAACGCCGCCGATGTAATCAACGTAAAGTTAATAACACTCGTCTGAGCATTGGTAAACGACGTACTGATTGATGCAACGAACGTATCAAGACTGACAGAAGCCTGAGACGAGAAGTTCTGAACGGCAGTAAGAAGTGTGTCGAACACGGTAGAAGCGCTAAGTTTAAACGACTCAAACGACGCTTGCGAAGAGGTCACAAAGTTATTGACAGTATCAGTGATGGACAGGAACGCTTCCGAACTACTGGTACCGAACTGAGTAAACTGCTCGGTAGCACCAGTTAACGAGTTCGTGATGGAATCGGATACCGACTGGAACGCAGTTGACACCGACTCAGCAGCTTCCTTGGACTTGTTTCCGAAGGCATCGATAGATGCACCCATTTCCTCAAAGGAAGCGGTTGCAACGCCCGTGTCACCCTCAACACCAGTTGCGTACTGCGACCAGTCAAGGCCCATATCGCTAAGGTTGTTACCAGTAACATCGGCCAAATCAAATGACGCATCACCAGCATCGCCCATCAAACTCTTGAGCCTATCCAAAGCAGACTGGCCGGAATCGGACATACTGTTAAGATTGTTCGACGCGCTATTAGACATGTCCGCTATTGCCTGTCGAAGCTCATCAGCAGACAGTATCACTTCACCGTTAGCACTCTGCAACGATGCGCCAGTTGAGGTCGCTGTTTGCAATATGTTAGAAGCCGCGTTACCAGTCGTATCCTGAACAGCAGCAGCCATATCCTCGAAAGATGCGATAATGTTGCCGTTTGAATCAACGATGTTGGCCTTAGCTTCAACGAATCCAGCGACCATGTTGTTACATGCTTCACCGAAACTAGAAGCGGTTTCAGTAGCAGAGTTGACCAAACCATTCAACGACTCGGTAACGCCGCTAGCCATGTCACTAGAATCTCGTTTGATGCCCATAACTTCTTTTCGGACATCTTCAAAGCTTCCACCCGCTGTTTCAGCATCTACCTGCGCTTCTGCTGCCCACTGACCGAACGAGGTTGTAGAACGCGCAGAAGCGTCCTCAACTCTGTCAGCCATGTCGGAAGCAGACTGACCGCCAACACCAAAGAACTCAGCGATATTGCCAACGGAGTCGCCGATAAATCCAGCAACGCCACCAACAACATCACCTATGCCGCCAAGGATACCGCCAAGGATATCACCGAAACCGCTAAGTACGCTTCCGAGCCTACCAAACGTGTTCTCGAAGAAACTACCAAACGCACTAATGACATTCTGGAAATCTCCAACCGCAGCACCCCAGTGAGCGGAAGCAGAATCGAAATCACCAGTAATAAGAGCAAAGACAGCCGATATGACGTGGTAAATGCCCGACAGGACACTCCCTATGACCGTTACAGCCGTACCAATAGTGTCAACTACCTGACCAACGACAGCACCAATTATGCTGAAAGCACCAGACAGGACAGAAGCGAGGTTAATGGCAAGTCCGCCGATTATCGAGAAGGCGTTCTCGAAAGCCGCAAGTAATACTCCACCAACGATAGCCGCCACTGCTGCAATAGCAGGAGCAATCTGATTAAAAGCACCAACCACAGAACTTGCCAAACGCTCAAACACTGGCGCTGCCCTTGCGGCAAGCTCAGCAACCCTTTGCTTAAAATCATCAATAACGCTTCCAGCATTTGCAAACGCATTGGCAATAACATCGACAAGATAAGCTATGCCATCAAGACCCACGCTCCTGAAACCGTCAGCAAGGTTAGCGAGGGAAACGCCAACAAAGTTACCAACCGTATCAACAAGCGAAGTGAACGCATCGCCGATGCCGGACAACGCATCTCCGAAGCTAGAAATAGCACCTTCTATATCGCCGCTAAACAAAGCCGCTATGCCACTAAGCGCAGACTCAGCAGCACCAAGCAACGTTTCAAACGTAGTAGCAAGCCCCTGCAAGAGAGCACCAAGATTGTTAACTGCGGCATCCATAGAGCCATTGGTGAAAGAACTAGCCAATCCCTCAAAGGAACTAGCAACCGAATCGAGTATGGACTTGAACGTTTCGAGAGTAGCAATAGCAAAAGAACCAAACGCTTGCTGGAACTGGTCTATGATTGGCCTAAAGTAAGAAACAATCGACGTTACCGACGCGCCAATGTCAACGAATGCCGTATGAATGCGACTACCCGCTTCGGTAACAGCGGTTGCAAACTCTTCGTTAGTGTTCATGAGATGAATGAAAGCCGCAACCAGTGCCGCAATAACACCAGCACCAAGTACGACCTTCGTTACGTTAGCAAGAGCCGTGAAACCTGTCTTTAGGCCATCAAGTGCTGCATGTATAACCTCAGTGTGGCCAACTGTTTCCCACCACGTAGTAACAGTCTGGACCCAAGAATTACCAGCAGAACGAATGGCACCAAAAACGCCTTCAAACACGGGAGGAACTTCTTTAACCTTTTCGCCAAGGTCAACAAAGTTAACACCAGCGTGCTCGAAGTAACCAGCTATTCGACTTGTTCCTTGACCAATAAAACCATTAACAGTGCCAACGGAGCCACCTATAGCGGCAGCAGACGTAGCAAACTTCTCGTCCACATCATCAAGAACCGATACAACACCCGGGAGCATATGCGTTTCAAGCGGAGAAACTATTGCCGAATCGGTAATGTCAATAACATCATCCGCCCACTCGGCAGCAAAGCCCGGGATAACTTGCGAACCTATTGGCGCAAGTGCGCCAGAGAAAGCTTGAACAGAACTATCACCAACGTCACCGAGCGCAGTTGTTGCCGCTGGCAGGAGCCTGTCATATATAGGAGTAACAACAGCAGTATCGGTAACGTCAACCATTCCCTCAAGCAAATTTTGGTTCATGCCACGAGTGAATGTTGTTGCTAACGATGAAGAAGCACCAGCAAGAGCACCAGCAGCAGCGGGAAGCAAATTATCGTACACTGGTGTAACAACAGCGGTGTTACTTACATCAATCATTCCTTCAAGGAGATTTTGCTTAAATCCCTGAGAGAATGTATTAGCCAAATCAAGAGAAGCACGAGATAGAGCTGTGTTAGCTTTCGGAACAAGACTACCACTTACCGCTTGGACGATGGTAGCATCTGCAACGCCACTAATACCATTAGCAATACTAGTACCCAGTGCTGTAGAAAAACTTTCCGCAATCTCATCAGAAGCATTCGTAAGAGCACCGCCAACGTTCTGAATAAGAGAACGCTCCATCGCTGGTGCTGCAACAGATACGGACTTATCAAACTCGTTAGCTAGACGAGGACCAAAATTCCTAAAACCATCCGTGGCTGCGTCTGTCTCCTGCACAACAGTACGCATAGAATTGCCGATTGTATCAGCCATTTTAGTAGAAGCACTAGCTGCGCCAGACATATCCTTGGCAGCTCTACTACCGAAATCGCCAATCTTCCTGAACGTTTTTTCTGTCGATTCACCAGCTTCTTCTGCGGACTTAGCCCAATCAACAAACTTAGACTTCATCCCGCCAAAAGCTTTAGAACTTACAGAACCTAAAGTACCAAGAGCAGAAGATACTTTCTCGGAGTTTTTGCCAAGCGTAGAAGCTGCCTTAGCGGCAACGCCAGCAGACTTCGCAGCATCATCAAAACCAACACCAAGCAAACCAGCGGTGGTAACTACTGAACCAAGAACCTTCAATAGAGGGCCAAGAGCAGCAAGCACAGCCGCGACTTGGACACCGAAACGAATCATACCGGGCGTTAGCTTATTGGTGATGTTATCGACAAACTTATTGAGGTTATCCAAAAGTGCTTCAAGCGATGGAGCCATCGCGTCAAACACCTTAATCTTGGCGGCTTCAACCTTATCCTTGAACTCATCCCAAGCACCAGCAACGTTGTCACGCATAATCTGGGCTGTGGTCTTAGCCACACCGCCAGAGTATTCCATGTCGTGAATGATTTGCTCAAACTCTTGGTCCGAAAGGTTAAGGATAGCGTTAAGACCAGAGATGCCGTATGCACCAGCAAGCTTTTGAAGATTTGCCTGCAATTCGACGGTGGAACCATCGAAGTTCTTCACGCCGCTACGAACGTCACGAAGAATCTGCTGCAAACTCTTAAAGTGACCCGTACCGTCATCCACCGAAATACCAAGACGCTCCATAGCTTCGGCTTGCTTCTCAGTCGGGTTCGTCATGTTCAAAAGGATACGACGAAGGGCTGTACCAGCCTGAGAACCCTTGATGCCTGCCTTAGACATCATCGTGATAGCTGCGGCTGTATCCGTGACCGACATACCAAGAGCACTAGCCACAGGACCAGCGTACTTCATCGAGTTGCCGAGGTCCTTGATATCAAGCGTACCAGCATTAGCAGACTGAGCAAAGAGGTCTGCGATATCGGTTGCGTGTGAAGCGGACAAGCCAAACGCCGTCAGCGAGTCCACAAGCACCGTAGAAACCGTACTCAAGTCCTCACCAGACGCAGAAGCGGAGTCAAGAACACCGCCCATACCGTCCATGATATCTTGAGCGTCCCAACCAGCCTTAGACATGATTACCATGCCGTCAGCGACTTCCTGAGCAGAGTAGAACGTAGAAGAACCGAGACGAAGCGCTTCCTCACGAAGCATCTGCGTGTTCTGTTGAAGGTCAAGCAAACTTTGCCCGGGCTTACGAGACACAGCAGCAACTTGGTCCATCGTTGCATCGAACTTCTGACCAACTTCAAAGATATTTGCACCCAAATCAAGAACTGGTTTGGTGACGTTCTGCGTAAGATACCCACCGACAGCAGACATTGTTGCGCCAAGCGCAGTAACACCAGATGAAGCAGCGCCACCCATGCTGGAAAACGCATTTTGCGCAACAGAAACAGCAGTAGCCATACCAGACGCAAACTGGGAAACATCAAGTGTCAGATAGCCTACTGCGGTACCAGCCGACATAGCCATGATAACCACCTCCTAACTTACAAATCCTTGTACATGTCGCGGAAAGATTTATAGTGCTTCTCAAACTGCGGTTTTTCGCCGTCGTTTACTTTCATTTGAATGTACATGCAAGCTTCGTCTAAGCAAAGAGCGGTGTACTCGTCATCTAAGGCGAGTACATCGCTCGGTCGCACGTGATACTGGTTGGCTGTGTTAATTATCGCAAAGACTTCTTTACTCTTGACGAAACTGCTCAAGAGCAGCATTGCCGCGCTGAGAGAAGCTAAAGATGGCCATAAGCTGCTCGTCAGTAAGCTCAAGACCAGCAGACTCAATCTGCTCGAAGGACGGCTCAAGGAGACACGCCTTGGTCATAACGACCGCGATATCATACATGTCCTTGAGCATATCCTCATCGTCGGTATCCAACTGACCAGCACCCTTAGTAAACATGGTGTTTGCCGAGGAAAGGAGACTGTTCGGAATCTTACCCTGTGAAGCGAGCTTCAAGATAGAGGGACGGCGCACGCGAGCCACGAGCGGCTGGCCGTCTGCAAAGGGCGGGAGCTGAACGATAGTACCCTTGGCGTACTCTTGGAGCTGAGAAACGCTAGTAATGCTCGGAACAGTCTGCTGTTCAGGCTGGAAAGAAATGGCATCTTGCATCTGAATCTCCTGACTTTAATTTTTGTTAGAAAACTGAGCGGGGCTGGATGCCCAGCCCCAGCTCGCGATTGAGGTCCCGCTGACCGAGCGGGAACCTAATCTTACGTCAACTACGCGCGGTCCACAAGGGTCGGCAGCTTATCGACGTAAGAAATCTCATAAGGCGCTTCACCAGTGTCGGGAGCAGAGTCGATAATGTACTCAGGAGCGCGGAAAGCGCCATCCTCAGAGCCAAACGCAACGGGCTGTCCCTGACAGTTGGGGTAGCTAATCTTCTCGTAGTTAACGATAACGCCAGCGGCGTTGTACTGGGCGCTGTAAGCGTTCAACTTAAAGACGCTGCCGTGGTCGGCGCTACCAGCCACAGGCGGCTTGTAGCCAATGACCTTCTTGGTGTCAACGGTGTCGTACTGAATCTCGCCACCCTGCAAGACCAGAACCAGCTCAGGGTTAAACACGTTATCCGTGAGGGTAATCTGGTTGCCAGTGATGGTACGCTCAGCGGGCTTCTGGGCGCGGAGACGGCCCTTGATGATGAGCTGGACGGCATCCTGCTCGTCAATCTGCGGCTCAACCTGAATCTGATTGGCGGTGTCAAAACCAAACTCGGAGCCATCGACCTCGATGGTAACAAGCTCACAGTCGATGGTAGGGATGAGCGCCTTAGACTTATAAACATCAGCCATAGTAGTTCGTCCTTCCATTATAGGTCCTGTACATGGAATATTCAATCGTTACGACGTGACCCTTGATGGAGTCATCGTAATAACTTGGCGATTCATACCCGTTGAGTTTAAGCATCGGGCGCAAATCCTCCATAGCCTGTTTTACTTCAAAGATAAACGGCTCAAGCTCGCTGTAACGCTTCTGCGGAACGTACACGTCAATGTCGTATACAACCTGCTCAGAACTGAACGAACCTAAGCTGCTCGCGCCGTAGTAATTCACGACCACAAACTTTGTGATTACATCACCATACTCGACACCCGGTGACTTGACCTCTATACCATGCCCTTTCAGGCACGCCACTATGTCCTGCCACCGAGACTCCTTGGGTGAAAACTCGTTAGGGTTAATCAATCAACATCACCTACCTAAACTGAGCTTCCATTATCTTTCCAAGGTTCTGATGAATCGTGTGAGAAAACCTATCAATCGTCGGCTTAATAATCTTGAACGCCCTCATACGGCTTGTACCAAACTCAAGGTACTCACCGTAGAACACGCCGTGCGACAAACGAATGTTGGTCACATTCACCGAAGCATGAACGGCATTGGCGTGAAGCATGGCTTCCGCGTTGCCAGTCTGGTTCTGCCACGGATGGTTGCCCTTGGCGTAGTCCTCCATCGAACGAGCGGTTTTCTCGGCAAACTCGTTCATGGCCTTACGGCATTTGGAAGCATCCCCGAACTTGGCAATCCACTCTCGCGCATCGAAGCGAAGCGACTGGTTGCCCTTGATAGTCGTACCACGGTTCTTGAGAGAGTTTTGAATCTCTGTGGTACGCGCAGAAGCACCGACCCCGTAGTAACCCTCTGGGTTAAACTTAGGAAAGCTAGCCATCAGAAGTTCGCCCCCGTGTCGATGTACTCGAATGACACGTCCCCAATGATTCCCCAGCCCTGAATGTCACGGACACCCGTGACGTGGCTGGGACCAGAGGACAATTTGGCGAAGTCTCCCGGACGGATATCTTTAACTTCCTCGAACGGTGCCAAGAACATCGGTGTCTTACGTGTACGAGACTGGATATCGTCCTGAACGAATACATTCACATACTGTGATTGCTCGTGATAAAGCCCGTCAACGACGCACACGACCTCGCTGACGGGATTATCGGACTTGTCCTCGTACACTGGCTCACCGAACTCGTTAAGCACAGGACGATAAAAAGTTATCTGAGTGCCGCTACGCTCAATCTCACGCTTAATCTTGTAAAGCTCGAACTCCTTATTGACTGACATAAGGCATCACTCACTCGACAAGATTCCAGAGTGGAACGTGCGATGCTTGGATGCCAACTTACGGAAGTAAGCCGACGTATCGCGGGTAGAAAGTCCGCTGACGGAGATTGTGGAATCCTCGGCCTTGATTATCAACAGCTCGTACACCGTGCGTTCAAAGTCACCGTCGAACTTGTTGTAGTAATACTCAATCTCTTCGTCCGAGAAGTACGGAGCCTGACGCTCACGAATCTCGAACATGATTGCGGAACGAATCGCATCATCCATCAGCGGACCTCCCTTCATAAGTTACGCTCATCGGAGTGCGATGAACTCCTTAATCTTTGCCTTCACGGCACTAGCACGCTTGGCATCGCCAAGGTCGATGTTGTTGGCGTGGACGAACGCTGCGCACTCGTCACGACTCCACTGGTCAACGGGCTTGCCCTCCAAGCCGTTCAGAAGCTCTGTAAGGGCCGCTTCCGACTCTTCCTGAGTCTCGTCCACGCCATGCGATTTCAGAGCCTTACGAGCCGTCTCAGCGTCCTGAGAGACACGAGCAACGTCATCGACTGGGAGATAACCAATGGCACGGTAAGTGCTTTCAAACGCTCCATTAGTGACCGTGATAACTCGCTGGCCGTTCGTAATCTTAATCACGGTTCATTTCTCCTTACGCAGGCTCGGTATCCATGATGTAGACGTGGTCTGCCGCTTCGAAGGACGGCACGCAAATCATGGCAACGATAGTCTCGACCTGCACGGGGTCAACGTGCTTGGTGGTGGTGATGGACACGCCAGTGTCGGTCACGGCAACGTTGGCAACGGAGCCGCCCATGAGGTCGGACTCGGCAGGCGTGGTGCCGAACCAAGTCTTTCCGAGCGGGCCAGACGGCATGAGGACCACCGTGTTGTCGGGGAAAAACTTCTGAGTAGTACCGTTCTCGTCCGTGTAACGCTTGTCATTGATGACAATGTCAATGGAGAGCTGGTCACGGACGTAGGTACGAAGAGCAGCATCAGACACAGAAGTGATGGAGCCACCAGCGAGGGCGAAAATCTCGTGGATGATGGCAACGTTCTTACGCAGGTTGCGCCACGTGACGGTGTTCATCATGCCACGGGTAATCTCAACGCCCGTGTCCTCCATAATCTTTTCCTTGGCGAGACGCATATCCTCGATGGGGTCAGCCTTCTCGGTGTCAGACCACTTAACGGCGGCATCGCCCTTGTGCTCTTCGGGGATACCGTAGTCGTAGTCGTACTGCTGACCGTTGGAAGCCAGCGAGATAGCGCCCGTGGTCAGAGCCATCATGCGCATGCGCTCACGGGTGGCACGAGCACCGCGAAGAAGCTGCGTTTCATCATCAAAGATATGGTTGATAACAGCGTCGATGTACAGGCTGTTGCCCGTCTCAAGGACGATGTTAAGCTCCTGACGCAGTTCCTCGTCAATGTACGTGGACTCCTTGAAGTAAGGCATCTCGGTCTGCATCTTCTCGAAGCCAATGCGCGGACGCGGAATCGCGTGAACGTCAAAGGCAGAGTTGCGCAGCACGACGGGCAGGCCCTTGGCACCCTTAATCCAAGAAAGGGTCAGACCACGCTTCTTGTCATCGGGGAAAAGCTCCTGACCGACGTAGGGCGGCTCGTCCTGAGCCAGCTCGGTCCAATAAGCGGCAAGCGCGGGAGCCTGAACAAAGTCAAAAATACTCATGCTGACCTCCTAACTTACAGCTTGAGGAACGACACGGCACCGATGGTGTTGACACCAGCGGTGACCTTGGCCTGAACGGACGCATCCAGACGGTTGATGTTGACCACGCCGAAGTAAAGGCCAGTACCGTTGGCGGTACCCTCAGTCACGTCAACGTCGTGAAGCAGCACGGCGTTGGCTTCAACTGCGGCGTCGCTGCCAGAAGCGGCTGCGGGAGCCTTAACTTCCTTCATGGTATCGGCGAAGTCAATGTAAATGGGGGTGCCAGCAAGGGCAATCTTCTTGGCACCCTTGACCGTACCAAGGCTCTGAGGAACGCGAACGCCCACAGACATCTGATGCTCGACGTTGGCGAGAATCTGGACGGGTGCGCCATACTGAGCCTTGGTAACCTTGGGGTTGTTAAGCATAGCTTAGTCCTCCTTAGTTATTCCAAAAGTTAGATTTTTGGGAACGAGAACGGCGCTGTGCGGCAAGACGTGTACCAAACTCTGCTCCCTTGTTCTTCTCACCAGATTGCTGAGCAGAATTGACGGACGTGCCAGTTCCCTTGGAACCAATCGACTCGTCTTTCTTCTCCTGAGAATCGTTGAAAAGCGAGGGATACTTGCCGCGAATCTCACCAAGAACAGTCTTGAAGTCTGCCTTGTCATCCGCGTCAAGCTTAGACATTGCCAAAGTTACAACGTCATCGACGTACTGCGGTCCTGCTCCCTGCGCAAGAGCTTCGGCCTTCATCTCGGCTACAACGGCTCGGTGCTCGGCTTCAAGAATACGAGTCTCAACGTTCTGGTTGTTTTCAATCTGCTCGACGCTCGTGCGAGCGGAAGTAAACGACTTCACCATTGCAATCAACTCGGTATCGTTAGGGTCGATGCCAAGCTCAGAATACACCGAATTACGACCCTGAGCCTTTTCCCTAGCCATCATGGCAGAGACTTGAGACTGTCCAAAGATACGCTCCTGCGGCTGCTGGTCCTGCTGTGGCACAGACCCACTATTATCCGCTTCACCAGTCGGCGCGGCCTGCTGTTGCGGCTGCTGCTGCAACTGCGGCTGCTGCTGGTCCTCCGCTGCGGTACGTGTGGTCTGGTCTGTGTCCTGCTGGCCGTTCCTTAGCATATTTTCTCCTTAAAATATCAAGTCCGTGTGTATCCTCACGGTAGGTAAACAAGCTCCGGCTGTTTATCTTCAAACGACAACGCGGTGAACGTTCCGTGAAACTTACTCATCGTGTTCTCAAGGTGACGAGAAACCAAGTAAGCCTTGTGTTCAACGACGAACTGGAACTTTTTGGCCTTCTCTGTGTCACCAGACTCTATGGCGATGCGCAATTTCTCTTTTGTTTTATCCAAGGCAGCTTTCAAGTCATAGTATTTTAGGTCTTTTATCGCTACGACATGTACTGTTCCGCAGGCAGGACATGCAAACCACGTCACGTCATAGTCTCCACGCCCAAGCTGCATCAAAGTATTATTCACAGAGAGTAAAGCGTACCGAGTTTCACATTTATCGCAAATCAAATTCATCATGCACATCCGTTTTAATCACGTTACCGTGCTTATCGGTGACTGTTTTGCCTACAAGTTCATCCTTAAGCGAAGCTCTAATGGTTTCGAGCTTCTTTTTGGACGCTTTGTATCTCTCTGATAACCGCTGCTGCGATTTACTATCGACCTGAAAATCGATAGCAACTAGCAAATCACGCATGTGGGCTACCGTTTCAAGTGACTTAGCGTTATCCGCTTGAACAACAATCTTCTCACCGCAGATGTTGCAAGTGAGAAGCGTAAGGTAGACCAACCGCCCATTCAGACGGAACGGAACTGCGTATTCTGCTGACTCTGCGATGCGTTTTACATCGCCGACTTTCGCAACCGCGAACTCATGCCCACACTTCGGACAAACTGGCGTGACACGATTCATGTCAACCTCCCAAATTATAACCCAACGGTTCAGTTGGGACAACAGATTTACTAAAGTTCTTCGAGGTCAATGCCATAATTTTCCATGAACTCATCTATATCTTCATCATCCCCACCAGCTTGCCATTCACCGAGACGCTTAGCCCAACCCTTGACCATCACAGGCTCGAACGTACACATACCGTTCGGATGGTCAAGCGGAAGGTCATCAATTGCGTACACTCTTCCGTCTCGGTCTTGACAAAGGGGGCATGGATTGGGGCCAGAAGCGTGCCAGATGACCTTTTCCACGAAGGGATTAGCTTCCAGCTCTTCCTTTATGGCCTGTTGATACCCATGTTGAAGGACGGTCCTGACGAGACGGGCTGCGTTGTAGTCCACCTGAGCAGGCCAGATACGCAGCCCGTCCTTGTTCGTCAGGTTCCACTGTTTAGCGGCACTTGGTCTAACATAACTTTCGACAGCCATTGCTATCTCGTATATGGACCAGCCCTTTTTAAGGCCACCAGCTATAATCCAGTTAACCTTTTCTGGCAAATCCTTAGCATCTCGCCATATCTTATCCGAAAGAGTCATCTTATCTTTGTATAACTTACCAGATGAGACTATCTTCACGATGTCAGACGAGAACGGGGTGTAGTCACCCAGATTCTTCTGCCCCATAAGCTCGGCCACCCACCTTGCTTGGTCCCGAGCGACGGCCTTAGAAACCACTGAGAGCGATTCTAAGACGCTATCTTCGACTTGCTTAGCAACCTTACGTGTCCCAGCCTTAACGGCGCTCTCAAGCCCTCTGGCGGCCCCAGACGGGACCGAACTGGAACGCTCATAACGCCTGTACTGAGAGTGTATCTGATTGGCAAGGCGCTCATAGCCCTTGGTGGCAATAGAAAGGTCCTTCTTGACCTCGGCATCGCGCACCTTGGCAGACTCAACAAAAGTTATGGGCTTCGGCCTAGCCATTCATACCACCGACAGCTCGATTATATCGCTCTACCTTGGAACGCAGAGCGCTCACCTTATCAGGATTGCCGACCTCGGACTCCTTGCGGGCAATGCCAGCGACAAGGTTCTTCATCTTGTCATCCAGCTCGTCAAGCTGCATCTCGATGACCTCTGCCATAGCTTCGTCCAAGGTAGCAAGCATGTCTCTGATACGACGAGAAAGCTCTTGGTACCTGTCAACAACGTCCTGCTCGGACTGTGTGAGCACGTAGCCATCGGGTATGAGGTTGAGCTGCTTGTTCTCGCGGTTCTCGCGAAGCTGCTGGTTGACGTTTCCAGAACGGCCAGAAACGGCTTCACGAACTTCCTGAGCGTCTTTTACAGTCCAACCACGAGCGGCGTGAATGCCGGTACGCTTATCGCCTTTATGCGAATACACAATCCTAGCGCTCTCGTCGTTCTCTTCTTCCTCTGCTTCTGCTTCCTCAAGCAAAGTTTCCTGCTCACGCTCTTCTTCAAGACGCGCCTGCTCATCGTCCTTCTTACGACGGCGCTGGTCTACAGTCTCGTCCTCGGTATCCGCACCCTTGTTACGCTTTCGGTTGGAGTTCTTGTAGCGGTCCTTGTAGCCCTTAAGTTTGCGACGGGAAAGGTAATACTTGTGAGCCGCAGCGGGGTCGTAGTATTTGCTGCGATAGCCGCTGGACGGCATACGCGGCCTAGCCTTCGTTGTAGCCATGTCACGCCCCTATCTGCTGCGCAAGAGACTCAAGGGATGACATCACTTCCGAGAGTTCTCCTGTGTGGTCTTGCTGCTCTTCTGGCTGCTCTTCTCCCTCAGACGGCTCTTCGCCCCCATCCTCAACAGAGCCATCGTCTGCGATTGTCCCGGCACTTGCCTGCTCAAATCCAAATGAGTTGTTGATGATTTCGTTTTCACGTGCAATCTGCTCCAATTCCTCATTAACCTCGTCATCAGTAAGTTTGCGCCACTTCTTCATGTAAGCGGCCCTAGACATGGTCTGAGACGCGACCTCGTTGAGGTCCATCGTCTTGTCCTCAACCTCGTCCTCGGGAAGCGGCGTGTTCTGCTCCACGTGAACCTCATAGTCAACGGGAACGAGAACGGTGTGCGAGTACATGAGCGCAATCTTCGGAAAAACCATAGCGCCACGGATGATGAAGTCCACCATCGCTTCGAGCTGCGGTCCCCATGTCATCATCTTCTCCTTGCATCGGACGATGAGGGGCCAGTAGACGGCCTTCAACGCCTTGCCAGAAGTGATGGCACCCGTCATGGTCTGCAACGCAACGTCAGGCATGTCTACCTGCTCGTAGCCCACCGACTTGATACGGTCAAGGGAGGTCTTGAGGGCCGCGCTGTACGACATCGTAGGCTCAAGCATGCCCACCGACGCGCTAATCTTGTCAAGCTGCTGGTCAGTACCCAAATCCCAGTACGCGCCAGCGGCAGTTGACAAACCCTCAGTAGACTTACCATCCATATCAACCGTATATTTGATGGGGTTCATTGACTTACGTTCTGCGTCAATGTCGGCGTTGCTAAGTTTAGAGTACCACTGCTCGTAGTCTTTCAGAATTTCAATCTCAGACTCACCACGCATGTCACCCGTGAGTCCGTCGTTGATAATGACCACCACGGGGATGACTGGCATGAGGGTTTTCTGACGCGGCGTGACTCGCTCGATGAGCACGCCAGCACCGTCGTACAGGGCTTCCTCAATGTAGACAACGCCATCTACCAGCTCAAACTTCTTCTTAAAGATGCGCTTGTTCTTGTTCTGCAAGCTGTCGTTGGTAACGACGAACGCAACGAACTTGGTCAAAACGTTCGGATTGCCAAGCTTAGTCTCGTAAATGAACTGGGTAGACGGAAGGAACTGAACGGTGATGCCGTCATCCTCGTTAAAGTTAACGATGCCAGCGACACGCCTACCGATGAAACAGTCCTTTGCGGCCTTGACCAGCAGTT